GGTGAGCGTGATGCATTGTATCAATATGCCGCAGGCAGTGATATCAATCCATTAGTATTCTTCCCAGGTCAGGGATTTGTTGTTTGGGGACAGAAGATGTCTACACCAGCAGCATCCGCACTTGACAGGGTAAACGTTTCGCGTTTGGTTAAATATATTAAACGTCAATTAAGAAAGAACACATTAGCATTCGTTTTTGAACCTAATGATGCGTTGACACGCGACAACCTTAAAGCGGTTGTTGATAACTTCTTAGGCGACTTAATTGTTAAGCGTGGTTTATATGACTTCGTTACAGTTTGTGATGAAAGCAACAATACACCAGATCGTATTGACAGAAATGAAATGTACATAGATGTTGCAATAAAACCAGTCAAAGCGGCTGAATTTTTATACATACCAATTCGTGTAGTAGCGACTGGTGCATCAATTTAATAATACAAGGAAGGTAATAAAAAATGTCTACAATTAATGATATGGGAATTCCAGGCGTTGGAAACGGAATTTTACATCCAAAGCAGAAAAACCGTTGGAGAATAACATTTGCCAACCTTGGCGGCGGCGCAGATTCGCAACCATTAAGTATGCAAGCTATCACAGTTCAGCGTCCAATTTTACAGTTTGATGAAATACAATTAGACCGTTATAATTCGCGTGCATGGGTAGCTGGTAAATATACGTTTGAACCTATTTCACTTTCTTTTGAAGATGATGTAACAGGTTCTGCGTCCAGAGTTATTCAAGCACAACTACAGAAGCAGCAGTGGCTAACTGGCGCTGAAGGTCAGTGGATGGCTGCAACAGGCGAAGGTTCATTGTACAAGTTTGTAACATATCTTGATATGTTAGATGGTAATGATCAAGTCACAGAAAAGTGGACTATTGAAGGTTGTTGGTTACAACAAGTGGATTACACAGATTTGGACGCAGCTTCAGGCGAAGTTGTTCTTATCACAGTCAACTTGCGTTATGACCACGCTCGACAAGACCTTGAAGGATTTAAATACTCACAAGGTGAAGGTGTTGCAACAGGTGGTGCTGGCACATAATCCCTTTAATTATAAAGGAAATAAACGGGGACTTTTGTCCCCGTTTTTGCTCATTGTCCATAATATATAAATACAACCATAACTGAGGAAGTAACATGGCAGCAGATCCACGATTTAATTTTATCATTAATTGTCAAGGTGCAGGCAAAAAAGCACAAGGTGACGCCTTTGATAGAAAGGAGTTTTTTGGAACCCTCGGCAGTCTTGGTGATATTGAAGCACTTAACCGTATAGGTGGCGGTAAAGTATCGCAGGGTTTGCGTAGTCTTTCTGCTGCATCCGATGCAATACGCAGTGGTGATACATCATCCGCAATCATAACAAATGGTGTTGCGGGCGACCAGTCGGGCGCTAATATTGTACTTTCAGAAGTAGGTATCAATCCACAACAAGCACAAAAAGCAGGTCAGTTTAACCCCGGCGTATTAAACCGTGGCGTGGCAGAAGCAGAAAATGTCTTTGAACAAGTTAAGCAGGGTGATTTTTCATTAGATAAGATACCCGGTTCTTTCCAAAATTTACAAAATTTATCTGATCTTGCTGGTGGTATTTTTACAGAAAAAACCCCCACCAATCCTATAGAGCTTTGTGGTGCTAAACCCTTTGCGCGTGCATTGATAGATCTTGCACCAAAATATAAGTTCTTATTCATTGTTCAATTTACATTCAAAGAAGAATATAAAAGATTTGCTGATGCAGCTAACCAGATGGCATTTGTGGTTAAAACATCTTCACGACCAAACGTTAATATAGAACATGAAGAAGTCAATATGTACAACTTTTGGACTCGTGTAGCCAAGCGCACAGTATATGAACCATTGACAATGCGTTTCTTGGACGACCAGAAAGGCTATTCACATTATTTTATGAATAACTATATCAGAGCAATCAGTCCTATAGCAAAAACAGAAACTAAATTCGATAACCGTGGTGGTATTGCAGACCATATATATTTAGAAGACCGTGGCATGAGCAATGGTTCCGATAAAACAGCATCTTTAACAAAACTGAAAGGTGACAATACTTCTATCTTTGATGAAATACGAGTATTTCATATTTTTAATTATGGACAAACTATGTCTGTAAACACTTACATCAATCCAAAAATTATGTCGATTAACTTTGATGAGTTAGACATGGCAGAAGGTGCGGCAGGTAATGAAATAGAAATGCAATTTGCTTTTGATGCCCTTAATGTGATAGATAGATTTCCTATCAAGGGCAATGAGAAGAAAGTGGAACAAACTTCTGGTGGTGCAATTGGTCAGGATCTTCTTAATATTGTTCCTGTGTTTTCTGTAGGTCCATCTGCTGGTGAAGAAGCAAGTGGCAATGGTGGTCTACCTGAGACATTAACACCTTCAACCGATTTAGATATTGAAGACCCGACTGGCTTGCTTGATTCTGGTTCTGCATTTATTGACGCTGGTAGTGCAGCTATCGACGACGCACTTGCCTCTGCATCATCCGCTATCAATTCTGGAGTTGCCTCTGTGCAACAAGCTGGACAATCAGCATTTGATGAACTGGCAGCAGGCGGTCCTGATAGTGGCGATCTACCTACAGGTTTTGGTAAGGTACCTAATGGATTTGGATAATGAAAACTAAGGGTCATAAGAAAGGATACTTTGTCCCAAGGAATCCACACAAATATATTGGCGATCTAAATGATATAGTATATCGTTCCTCGTGGGAAGAAACGTATATGGAATTCCTTGATAACAACACCAAGATAAAGCGTTGGGGTTCTGAAATAATATCTATCCCATACATTAAACCAACCACAGGAAGGGTGCATAAGTATTATCCAGATTTTTATGTAGAATATGTAAACCGTGCTGGTAATTTGGCAAGAGAAGTCATCGAAGTAAAACCACTAAAACAAATCAAAAAGCCCACTACACGTGGCAAGAGTAAGAAAACACAACTATTTGAAAGCTTAACATGGGCAATTAATGTGTCCAAATGGAAGTCGGCCCAGCTTTACTGTGATAAATACGGGTTGAAGTTTAAGATAATGTCTGAAAAGGATATATTCAAATGAGTACAGAAATTAAAACAATTGAAACGTTAATGGAGCATCCATTAGAAGATGCCTTCGATATAGAACCAGGTACAACAGTATCTGTTCATACTGAACGCTCATCAGAAATGGTTGCGACTGATCAGTATGATAACAAGGATGATGAAATAGACGAACAGTTCCAAGAGATATATGACCGCGCAATGGCTGCGTTCGAAGATCAAGTTGCTGAAGCTGAAGTGGTTGAAGGTAAGTATAAAGCACGCAACATGGAAGTTGGTGTTCAATTACTAACGGCTGCCCTCCATGCAGCAAAAGAAAAGTCCAACCAAAAACAACATAAAGATAAATTGGATGTTGCTAAGAAGAAAGTATCGGGTCAAACAAACACACAGAATAATGTATTTGTTGGAAGCCATAAAGATATTATAGATAGGCTTCTTGCTAAAGGTGGTAACACATACGATCAGGAAGAATGATTGGTAACCCAATTAATTTACGGGCTAAATACTATTATGAAAGAACATCTATTGGAAAAGTTGACCGTATATAAGGAATTAGCTCTTTGTGCAAAAGACCCAGTTTACTTTATTGATAATTATGCTACTTGTGTTAATCCAACACACGGCAATTTCCCTATGGTGCTTCAGGAATATCAGGAAGATTTATTAAAAACATACGTTAAAAATAATACAATAGTTAATGCGCCCAGACAATCTGGAATATCATTAACAACATCTATGTATATTTTGTGGTATGCGATGTTCAACTCATTTAAGACTGTAGGAATAATATCAGATAAAAGAAACAGTTCCTTTCAGAATTTAGAAATGATACGTCACGCATACAACAATCTTCCTGATTTTCTTAAAGAGGGTGCAGGTCTTAAGGTTAACAACAAAGGTGCTATTCAGTTTGAAAATGATTCTATGATTTTAGCACTTTCTTCTGAACCACATTCTATGCGCGGAATAAGTTTTGATATGGTACACTTGGATAATTTTTCTTATGTAAAAGAAAGTAAGCAAGAAGATATGTATGAACACGTTCAGATATCGACAGCAGTAAACAAATCAAGAATAATCATAACATCTACAGGCGGTGGCAGTGTTGGAAAGTTTCAAGAACTATTTCAAGATGCGTTAATCGGCATGAACTCATTCCAACCAGTACACATAAAAATAGATAGTCTTTCTCCATAAGATAAAAAGATTAATCGTCAAGGAGGATGATTATGGCTCGCAAATTAAACAACAGATTAAGAACAGAAAATCAAGAATTAGAATATACGGAAGATAACGTAGCAGAACTTTTGAAGTGTGCCACAGATCCTGTATATTTTATAACAAACTATGTAATGGTTCAGCACCCAACCAAGGGCGCACTTCCATTTAAGCTTTATGATTATCAAAAGAAGATGGTTAATATCTTTCATACTGAAAGATATAGCGTAACCCTTTCAGCACGTCAAACGGGTAAGTCCGTAACATCAGCCGCATACCTATTGTGGTTTGCGATGTTCAATCGTGACAAGACAGTTCTTATTGCAGCAAACAAAAACGCGAACGCCATGGAAATGATATTGCGTATTCGTTATGCGTATGAAGAATTACCTTTCTGGCTTAAGCCAGGTGTTAAAGATGACGGTTGGAACAAACACGAAATTGGTTTTGACAATGGTTCACGTATAGTATCAACAGCAACATCCGCAGACTCTGGTCGTGGTATGGCTATTTCATTATTGTTCCTTGATGAGTTCGCGTTCGTTAAGCCAACTATTCAAGATGAATTTTGGACATCAATATCACCAACACTTTCTACTGGTGGTGCGTGCATAATGACATCAACACCCAATGGTGATATGAACATCTATGCACAGGTATGGCGTGCCGCATTAGCTGGTACAAATGGTTACAAACCAATCCATGTTACATGGAACGAACCACCAGGACGGGATGAGAAATTTAAAGAAGAAGAAATTGGGCGTATTGGTACAAGACGTTGGTCACAAGAATATGAATGTGAATTCTTATCTTCTGATGCACAGTTAATTGATTCTTTATTCTTAGCAAATCTTTCAAAAGAATTAGATGGTGTTGAACCACTTACTAATATTCGTGGTGTTACTTTCTTTGAAAGAATTAATCCAGCTTCAACTTACTTGGTGGGTGTAGATCCATCGTCTGGTAACGGCGAAGACTTCAGTGTTATTGAAGTGTTTGAATTCCCTTCATTAAAACAGGTTGCTGAATACCGCTCCAATACAATGTCAACAAAAGATTTGTATGATGTCCTAAAGAACATCCTATTGTATCTTGAAGATAGAGCAGATACTGTTTTCTTTTCAATTGAGAATAATGGTGTTGGTAATGGTCTTATTACTTTGCATGAAGCCGACGAAGACCCTGTTACATTAGCAGAATTTATTTCCGAACCAGGAAAAGAAAAATTGGGATTCACGACAACAGCAAAAAGTAAGATGAAGAACTGTGTTACTTTCAAAGAAATAATTGAAAGGGGTCAGATGAAAACTAAATCACATACCTTGTTAAGTGAAATGAAATCCTATGTTAGATATAAGGGTGCGTATGCCGCTCAAGCAGGCGCATCAGATGACTGTATTTCAGCATGTCTTATTGTTATACGAATATTGGAAGAAATATCACAGTATGAAGTTGCTGCCTACGAAACATTATATTCCGCAGAAGTCCAAGAATGGGATGCTGAAACATGGGATGGATATGATGGTGGTTATGATGAATCAGAAGAAGGTCTACCTATTTTATTATAAGTACTTGACATCTGTAACCCATTATGATACACTCGCCCGATGAATGATTTAAGAACAGAATTTAATACGTGGTATTTCAACGAATTCTCACAGACGGACTTGTTCCGTACTATGCTGGAT